CAATATCTTAATTTTGGTGTAACAGGTTGGGCTAATTATATTTATTATCAAGGCGATATGACTTCTGCTGAAATTGGCGCTTGTCAATATCAAACATCTTCAGCTAATAAAACTATTGTATTAGGATCACTACCTTCAATGTCGCCTACAGAATATATTGTAAAAACAGGCGACTTTTTACAGATTGATAGATATTCTTATATAGCAACTGCCAATGTTCAAAGAGGTGGTAGCTCTACAGTATCAATTCCTGTGCATAGAACTATTATGACTACACTTGCAAGCCCTATGTATGCAGTTATAGGTCAATATGGCACTACACAATCATTAGGTGGTAGCACTTTTACAGGTATAACATTTCCTGTCATTCTTCAAAGTTATCCTAATTACACTCTTATTCCAATGACTAATGATTCATTTATTCAATGGTCAGGAACATTTAAAGCGATAGAAGCGGTTTTATAATGTCAAACAATATAACACCAATACAAAATACAAATAACATTAGAATGGCGGATTTTATCCGCGTTACTACTCAAGATGCTTTAGGTGATAATGTTGTTTATCGCCTTGCTTCTACTCCTTCCGTATTAACAATTCCTGCGGTTGATTCAGAGCCATTTGATGCGCTTGGTGCATTAGTTAAAGTAGGTGATGTTCAAAGAGATATTAAATCAACTGCTAATGAAACTTCAATTACTTTAGTAGGCATTAATACCGCTGAATTAGGTTGGGTATTAAGTAATAAAATTAAAGGTTCTTTTATTGAAATGTGGCATGGATTTTTTGATGAAAATAATGAGCTTATAACTACAGGTGGCACAGGCGGTCTTTATAAGTTTTTTACAGGTTATGTTAATTCTTTTAATATTACAGAGCAATGGTTTGAAGAAGCTAGAATGTATTATGGTGCAATCAATGTAACTGCATCAAGCATTCAAATTATTTTACAAAATAGAACCGCTGGTCGTTATACTAATAATAATTCATGGCAATTTTTTTCACCCGCAGATACTTCAATGGATAGAGTTTCTACTATTGGACAAATAAATTATTTCTTTGGTAGAGATGCTGATCCAAGCGTTTATAGAAGTTGATAAGAAAAGCTAACAAATACGACATAGATAAGATAATAGAACTTTTAAAAGACTTTGCTATAAAAACAGATAGTCAATTAAAAGGTAATCCATTAGATTGGTCTAAAACTTATGTAATGCAACTCATTACAAATATAATATCAGGTCAAGGATTTATATTGATTGATGATGAGCAAACAGGAATTTTAATTGCTTATAAAAATCATTGTTTTTGGAATGATAAAAGTATTCAGCTTCAAGAAGTCATGTTGCATGGATATAACAAATTTGTTATTGCTAGGTTGATTAAAGAATATATCAAGATAGCAAAAGAATTATTAATAAAAAAGGAAATTAATCAAGCTACAATGTCATCTTATGATGATTTAAAATTTGAAAGATATGGTATGCAAAAACTAGAACATATATGGGAAATTAAATGAGCTTTATAACTGCCGCTTTTGCCGCATTTAATCCTATGAGTTTTGCTATTCAAATGATAGCAAGTGCTATTTTATCTAAATTACTTGCGCCTTCACCGCCAGCACCTCAACAAGCTGAACCTAATCCTGGTGGTCGCGCACAAACTCCGCCAGCAGGGGACAATAAACTGCCTGTAATTTATGGTCATGCTTGGACAGGTGGAATTATTACAGACCTTTCTATTACTAAAGACAATCAAACTCTTTATTATGTATTTGCTTTGTCTGAAGTAACTAATACAGAAACAGGCGGAACTCCTGACACTATAACTTTTGGCAATATATTTTGGGGTGGAAAACAATGTGTATTTGATGCTACAGATTTAACTAAAGTTACAGGACTTTATGATCCAAGCACAGGAGAGGTTCAAGATATTTCAGGGTATATGAATATTTATTTATATAAAAATGGTTCAAATTCACCTGCTAATTCATCTACAAGCGCTATTACAATTATGAGTAATTCTAATCTTACTTATAAATGGAGTAGTGCAAAAACAATGAGTAATTGCGCTTTTGCAATTATTAAACTTAAATATTCTCAATCAAGAAATCTTTTAGGTCTTAATGGAACTAATTTTGAATTAACTAATTCAAGAAAAGCTCCTGGTGATTGCTTTTTAGATTATTTATCATCAACTCGTTATGGTGCGGCAATACCTGTAGATAATATTGATACTGCAAGTTTAACTGCGCTTAATACTTATTCAAATCAAAATATTACTTATACGCTTTACAATGGCGATCCATCTACAATGAAACGATTTGAATTTAATGGCACATTAGATACTGCTCAAAAAATTATGCCAAATATTCAAATGATGGCTAATTGTTGCGATTGCTTGGTTAAATATAATGAAATTACAGGTCTTTGGGGTGTAATTGTTCAAACACCATCTTATTCTGTGGCTATGGATATTAATGATACTAATATGATTGGTCCATTATCTATCAGCCCTATTGATATTTCAAATTCATTTAATGTTATTGAATGTAAATTTCCTGACAGAGATCAACAAGATTTATTTAATGCGGCAACTTTTGATTTAGCAGAATTAAACCCTAGCCTTTTATTTCCTAATGAACCTGTCAATAAACAATCAGTAAGTCTTTACTTAACTAACAATTCTGTAACTGCTCAATACCTTGCTAATCGTATGTTAGAAGCGGCAAGAGAAGATTTACAAATTCAATGTGAAATTAATTATATTGGTCTTGAATTAGAAGCAGGCGATATTGTTACAGTTACTAATGTTAATTATGGTTGGTCAGCTAAATTATTTAGAATATTAAAAGTTATTGAAAAATTTGGTGAAAACGGAACTATAACTGCAACATTAAGTTTATCTGAATATAATCCTGCGGTTTATGATGAATATAATGTTACTCAATTTGCACCATTAGATAATTCAGGACTGCCTAGCCCTCTTACTTTTGGCACAGTTTATTCGCCTGTTGTTATTGCTCAATATCCTTCTATTACTAACCCTGCTTTTACATTAAGAATACAAACTTCAAGTGCAGGTATTTCTGAATATGCCAATATATATTATTCAGCTTATCAATACCCAACTGAAGATCAGCTTATATTTGCAGGCACTACTGAAGTGCAACCTGCAGGCGTTCCTTATGTTGTTGATACTTATATGCCTGATGTTCAATTATTTAATATACCCGCAGGCGATTGGTATTTCTTTTGTCAAATGGTTAATAATCTTGCTAATAGCCATTATTCTTTAGCTTCAGCAAAACTTATATGGCGACCAACCACTTTTCAATATATTGAAAAATTTTTATCCGTAGCTTATGCAGATAGCATTGATGGATTAACTAATTTTAGTTTAAGCCCTACAAATAGACTTTATTATGGTCTTTATAATACTAATTCAGCAAGTGTATCAACTACACCTTCAGATTATAAATGGTATTTAGCTGATCCTGCTTTTGGCACTAATAAATATCTTGTATATATAAATAGAACAGGTCGTAAATTTAGCTTTGATACTTATTTTGCTGATTACGCTTCAGGTTCAGGTGCTTTTGTGCCTACTGATGTAGCTTCATTTGACCCTAGACTTTGGTCAGCTTTACCTAATGGAGTGCCTGTAATACCATTAACACTTCCAAATCTTATTGATCTTGATGTAAGAACAGGTCAATTAATTACTACGGCAACCTCATCAACGGGAATTAATGATGGGCTTGTAAAAATAAAAAATACTGAAGATGGTCAGCTTATTGCAGCACTTGATCCATTTTTAGATTTTGGTGGTCCTGCTACTTTTACAGGATCAGCCGCAACTATTACTTTTGATATTTATGGTCGTATTAGAGGATTTACAACACCTGATAATTTTTACATGACTATTGCTAACTTTACTGCTACAAGCGGTCAAACAGTGTTTTCAATAACAAGAGCATCAACTTATATTTCAGGTCAATGTTTAGTATTTTTAAATGGTTTATTATTATCAACAACAGAATATACTGACACAGGTGGAGCAACAGGAACAGTCACTTTAACAACAGGCGCTACTTTAAATGACATAGTAACTATTTATTCAATGAGAGCCATCTCAAGTGGTGCTTTTTATGACAATACCCATTTACAAGTCGCATCAACTTCAGGAAATAATATGACTTGGAATAATTCTGCTATGCCATATCAACTTATTAATGCAGGCGATAAAATAACATTTAGCAATACAGGAACGCCAACTCAATATACTGTATCAAGTGTTAATTATGGCACTCAAACTATTACATTTACAACCGCACCAACCGCTTCAGCAGGTTCAAATATTTATACTTATAGGGCTTCAAGCTCAAGTTATCCTGTATTTAGCCGATTTGAAACAACACTTACTTCCGCTTCATCTTATACGCCTACTGATTGGCAATTTCAATCGGGATACGAATTGCCTTTTTATAATGGCACAATTGTTCCTGACCAAGATTACGATATTGCAGGCAATACTTATACGAATATACCTGCAACTTCTAGTGGTATTTTGACAATCATTCAATTTAGCGGAAACAATCTAACCTCACCTACGGGATCACCTCAAAATGTGGTAACATATACAACTATTGGACAAACAAGCTATTCATTTAACTATACAAGTGGTTCTTTAGGAATTTATGCTAATGGTGTATTATATGAATCAAGCGTTGATTACACAGAATATGTAAATAGTTATAATTTAACTAACTCGCCAACGCAAACCTTTTTATTACAACAACAAACATTTGCTCGCGCAGGTGCGGCATAAGGGGAAAAGATGACACAAGCATTTAATTTAAGTCAATTTGCCAATAAGGTAAATACTTCAGGACAAGCTAGTTTAACCACTGCGGTAACAGGAACACTTCCTATTGCTAATGGTGGAACAAACTCAACTGCTACTGCAACTGCGGGCGGTGCGGCTTATGGAACGGGAACTGCAATTGCTCTTACTGCGGCAGGGACATCAGGGCAAGTATTAACATCTGCTGGTGCTAGTGCGCCAACATGGACTACGCTTTCTTTAACAGGCACATTATATAATATTCAATATTTTACTTCAACAGGCACTTATACTAAAGCTACAAATAATCCAACTTTTGTAATTGTTGAGGTTGTAGGTGCTGGCGGTGGTGGTAATAACAACACCACAGGCGGAACTTCATCTTTTGGATCTTTTTGTTCTGCAACAGGTGGTGCGGGTGGATCAAGTGGTGGCACAGGCGGAGCTGGCACAGGTGGAGATTTAAACATATCGGGAAGCACTGGAGGTTCTAACAGTAACGGTAGATCTAGTAGTGGAGTATCTTTTTTAGGTGCAACAGGATCAGGTGGCGCTGGAGTTAATTATACATCAGGAAAAAGTAATATTGCTGGTTCTGCTGGTGGTGGTGGTGGATATGCTAGAGAAAAACTAGATGCAACATCTTTAGCTGCTTCTGTAACTGCAACTGTAGGAACAGGTGGAGCTGCAGGAACAAGTGGCGTGGCAGGAGCAAATGGATTAGTTATTGTTTACGAATACAAATAAGGATTAAATATGAAAAAAGCACTTATTTTAATTAAAGAAAATAAAATTTGCCAAATAGCAGATAATGAATTTCCTGTTCATCAAGATTTAAAATGGGTTGATTGTGATGATGATGTTACTGAAGCTTGGAGATATGATGGTAAAAAATTTACAACTCCAATTAATCGAGCAATTAATATTGAATTTTTAACAGATGAAGAAAAATTATTTGAATTAAGACAAGAAAGAAATAGGCGTTTAAGCGAATGCGATTGGACACAATTAATTGATGCTAAAGGCGATGTAAAAGCATGGGCAAAATATAGACAAGCATTAAGAGATTTACCTCAAACAACAAAAGACTTAAATAATATTTATTATCCAATACCGCCAAATGCCTGATGATTGCTTTTATAAAATACCTCACACATTTTTAATTGACACAAAAGAAATCATTGATAAGTTTGGTGATTTCAATAATTGGGGTGAGTATTATTCATTTAAAGCCAAACCTTTACCTAATGAATATATTGAGCAAGATAAATTTTTAACTTGGCTTAATAATATATATAACTTTGAATTAATATTATTTTATTATCCGCCATATTATATTTATAATTGGCATATTGATATTAGGCGTGGTGCAACGCTTAATATGTTATTAAATTTTGATGGTGATAGCCATTGTATTTTTTGTAAAGATAAAGAATTTCAAGATAAAAAAACATTGTATTTTCAAGAATTAGTTTACGAACCAAAAAAGTTTTATTTATTTAATACTCAAGTGCATCATAGTGTTTATAATTTTGATAAGCCAAGATTTTTAATTGGAACTGAATTTAAAGCAAAAAAAGATACTTTATCTTATAAAAAAATAAAAGAAACAATCATGCAATATGTTGATAGTTAAAAGATCAGATAGTTTACAAGAAAAACAAAAGATAATTAAAACTTTAAATACGCTTAATTTAGATAATGCAATACATATTTACACTTATTGGAATAAAGATAAGTGCGTAGGTGGTTCATGGCTTGATGCTCAATATCCTCATTATTTAAATATGGAATATTATGACAAATCAGCAGTTATTGTCAGGGCTATTTATGAATCATTTATAGAATTATTTAAGATTAAAATTAGCTTAACTGCTAGAATAAAAAGTGATAATGTAAAGTCATTAAAAATGACAAAGCAATTAGGATTTTATACTTTGTATAAAAAAGATGGATTTATTGTTAAAGAGATAACTCCAAAAACTTGGAAATATCAAAAAAAATATCCATTTATATGGTAAAATAATTTATGTATAAGATAAGACCATTCGCCTTCTGTAAGCATATAGGGGCGTTATTTACCTAGTGAGGAAAACATGGCTATCTTTAATAAAAACACACTTGCTCAAGTAAGTGGCTTTGACAATCCAATTATTGCTGGCGAGTTAGTTTACAATCAGCAAACTTATTGGAATCTAGTATTTTCATCTAATGGCGAACCTGTTGATTTAACAGGTGCTACTATTGACGCTTTTATTATACGCCGCGAATTATCTAATATCCATGATTCTCGTTATGGTCTTACTTTTGACATAGCTGATTATGATCCGCCGCCTAGCTCTGTAGAATTATCTATTGTTAATTTAGATGAAGCGGCAGGCACATTTACTTTAGTCATTAATCAAGATGCTTGGGATGTAATTGATAGCGATCCTCAACTTGATATTAATGCTGAAAATTGTGTAGGCTTTAGTGGTCGAATTAAAATTTCATTCCCAGCCGTTGGTGATACACCAGCGCAAGATTCAATTATCTTTTTATTATTTTTGGTTCGTTCTGATGGCGTAGTCAATTAATCATGGCTACATTATCGATTACACCAGCACCCGCTAATGACATATCGGTATCTGTTAATGCTACCGATGTAACCCTTTCCCAAGGAACTACTCTTAATGTTGAAGTAACA